CAAGATGCAATGAATGCACAAGCTCTTGAGAGAACTTATGAGTGGTATACATCTGGTCCACGTCAACGTCTTCAACCTGGTGGAACAATTATTATTGTAATGACAAGATGGAATGAAAAAGATCTTGCAGGTAGATTAATCAAAGCACAAAAAGAAGCAAAAGCAGATCAATGGGAAGTGATAGAGTTCCCTGCCATCCTACCATCTGGTAAACCCCTGTGGCCTGAATACTGGTCCCTGGAGGACTTAGAAGGAGTTAGAGCTTCTATTCCATTATCAAAATGGAATGCACAATATATGCAGAATCCTACAGGAGAAGAAGGAGCATTAATTAAAAGAGAATGGTGGCAAGATTGGGAAGGAGATATCCCGCCTCTTGAACATGTCATTCAATCTTATGATACAGCATTTATGAAAAAAGAATCTGCAGACTATTCTGCTATTACCACCTGGGGTGTGTTTACACCTAATGAAGATTCTGGAAAAGCATTAATATTAGTTGATGCAATTAAAGGAAGATACGAGTTTCCTGAACTACGGCGTATTGCACTCGATCAATATGGATACTGGAAACCGGAAACAGTGATTGTAGAAAGCAAAGCATCAGGACTTCCTTTAACTTATGAATTACGTAAAGTAGGTATTCCAGTAATTAATTTTACACCAAGTCGCGGTAACGATAAACATACACGTGTTAATTCTGTATCACCATTATTTGAGTCTGGTAAAATTTATGCACCTAAAGAAATGGAGTTTGCACAAGAAGTTATTGAAGAATGTGCAGCGTTTCCATATGGAGATCATGATGATTTAGTAGACTCTATGACTCAAGCAGTCATGAGATTTAGACAGGGTGGATTAATTCAACACCCTGAAGATTATGAAGATGAGCCTTTACAACGGACTCCAAAAGTGTATTATTAGCCATTATGGCTAAAGAAGACGATCAAAGATTAAAAGATATGATGCGAGCAATCGAGCTCGGTGAAATCGAAGAAGACATTTTAGAGGGAGATCCAGAAGACTACGAAGATATGGGTGGTATCAACTCTCTAAAAAAAGGTGCGCCATCAATTAAAATGGCTAGTGAAACTCCAGAAGAAGAATTTGAATTAGAATTAGGAACTGTCATAAAAGAATACAACGATTTAAAAGAACAAGGTTTAATCAGAGACATCTCTATAGAAGAATATATTGATAAGTATTTATCTAAAAAGAGATCAATGAATAAAAAAATAGCTTTAGGTGAAGGATATAAATCACCAGAATTAAATTCTATGTCTATGAGTATGTTTGGTAAACCTGTAAAATTATTAACACCAGATGAAATGGACCAGTTAAGACAAGCTTATGACGATGCAAAAGGTAGAACAGAGGCCATGTATGGTGGTCGAATGCAGTATGCAGGTGGAAGCGATGATTACAATCCAGGTAAAATGGGTAACCCAGCAGTCATGACAAAAATTGAAAATATGAGAGAAGAACGAATTATGAATCCTGATGTAGAAGACGTTGCAGATTATCTAACCTACTACAAAAAGAAAAAGAAACAGGATGATGATCAAGATATTCCAATTAAAAAAGAAGGTGATAAACTAGATTTAGATATTGAGAAAATTAAAAAATTAATTGAGAACAGAAAAAAAGAAAAAGCAAAAAGAGCTAAAGGCGGCATTGCAGGAGTCCTGTAATGTCTGATGTACCTCCAAAAAAACCCTACACAGAAGATATATTTAAAAAGGAAGCTGACCTTTTCATAAAAGGTTTTCTTGGTGGCTTTCCTAAAAACGATATGAATAATCTTTTAAAAGATAGAATATCAAAGATAGAAGATGCTGGAGTCATGAGTACTGAAGAAGCAATAGATTTCATAAAAGAAAGAGCAGATTATTTAAAAGAATTTATAAAAGAAAACCCAGGTGAAACATTTCCAGAATTAAAAGCTGATGGTGGTCGAATTGGTTTTCTAGAGGGTGGTGACACAAAATACAATGCAATGGTTACTGAGATGTATATTAAAGCTGGTGGTAAAGAAGGAACTGGAATGGACATTGATACATTTGCAGAAAAATATTTTAAAAAATTTTCAACAGGTGGCAGAGTAAATTATGATGAAGGCGGAAGTTCCGTGGATCCTGATACTTTGGCTCTTAGAAAAAGAGTTGAAGAGTTAATGGATGATGGAGAAACCTTCGGCGATGCAGTGAGAAAAGCAGTAAAAGAATTGGAGAATGGTTAAAAGATTAACGACGACAGTGCCTCCAGAATCAGGGCCCCAGAGTCAAGGCTTGAATATTTCCTATAATACTGTTAAAACTGTAAAACTTACGGAGAAAAATTATAATGGCAGACATAGACAAAGCACTTCCAAACGAACCAAGAAAAGAGTTTAATGTTCCTGGACAGGAAGAGATACAAGAAGAGATTGTAGAAGAAGTTAAAGAAGTTCAAGAATCACCAGACGATGTTGAAGTTCAAGAGAACGAAGATGGATCAGTAGATATTAATTTAGATCCTGCAGCAGCGAGTCCTGAAGGTGGTGATGAGCATTATGCAAACTTAGCAGAATTTTTACCTGATGATGTTTTAGGAAGACTAGCATCAGACCTTTCATCCAAATATCAAGATTATGTATCGAGTAGAAAAGATTGGGAAAGAACTTACACTCAAGGTTTAGATTTATTAGGTTTTAAATATGATAATAGAACAGAACCATTTAGTGGTGCATCAGGTGCAACACATCCAGTATTAGCAGAAGCAGTTACACAGTTTCAAGCTCTTGCTTATAAAGAACTACTTCCTGCAGATGGTCCTGTAAGAACTCAAATTTTAGGAGTGCCTACTCCAGAAAAAACTCAACAAGCAACTAGAGTAAAAGATTTCATGAACTATGAACTCATGGAAAAAATGAAAGAGTATGAACCTGACTTTGATCAAATGTTATTTAACTTACCACTAGCAGGTTCAGCTTTTAAAAAAGTCTACTATGACGATATGGAACAAAGAGCCGTAAGTAAATTTGTTCCTGCAGATGATTTAATTGTTCCGTATACAGCTACCTCATTAGATGATGCGGAAGCAATTATTCATCGTGTAAAAGTTTCGGAAAACGATTTAAGAAAACAACAGGTCGGTGGTTTTTATAGAGACATTGATATTGGAAAACCACAAGATAAAGAAACTGATGTTGAGAAAAAAGAAAGAGAACTTGAAGGAGTAACTAAGAGTGCAAACGAAGATGTATTTACATTATTAGAGTGTCATGTTGATTTAGATCTTGAAGGTTTTGAAGATACTAATCCACAGACTGGTGAGCCGTCAGGAATTAAAGTTCCATACATTGTAACTTTTGAAGAAGGATCAAGAGAAATTTTATCTATTAGAAGAAATTATGAAATAGGTGATGCAATGAAAAACAAAGTAAATTATTTTGTACACTTTAAATTTTTACCAGGTTTAGGTTTTTATGGTTTTGGTTTAATTCACATGATCGGTGGATTATCAAGAACAGCTACAACTGCATTAAGACAATTATTAGATGCAGGTACATTGTCTAATTTACCAGCAGGATTTAAAATGCGTGGTATTAGAATTAGAGACGACGCACAATCAATTCAACCAGGAGAGTTTAGAGATGTAGATGCACCTGGAGGAAATTTAAGAGATTCATTTATGATGCTTCCGTTTAAAGAACCAAGTCAAACATTATTAAGTTTGATGGGTATTGTTGTTCAAGCAGGTCAAAGATTTGCATCAATTGCAGATCTACAAGTTGGTGATGGTAATCAACAAGCTGCAGTTGGAACTACAGTTGCTCTTTTAGAGAGAGGAAGTAGAACAATGTCAGCAATTCACAAAAGAATTTACTCTGCTCTTAAACAAGAATTTAAATTGTTAGCAAGAGTATTCAAGTTATATCTACCACCGGAATATCCGTATGATGTAGTTGGGGGTCAAAGAATGATTAAACAAACAGACTTTGATGATAGAGTAGATATACTGCCAGTTGCTGACCCTAACATTTTCTCACAAACACAGCGTATTTCACTTGCGCAAACAGAACTCCAACTGGCAACTTCTAATCCACAAATGCACAATATGTATCAAGCATATAGAAATATGTATGAAGCGTTAGGTGTAAAAAATATTGATCAAGTATTAATTAGACCAATGCAACCAATGCCAAAAGATCCTGCATTAGAACACATTGATGCACTAGCTGGAAAACCTTTTCAAGCGTTTCCTGGTCAAGATCATAGAGCACACATCACAGCTCACCTAAATTTCATGGCAACTAACATTGCAAGAAACAATCCAATGGTTATGGCGTCGTTAGAAAAAAATATTTTTGAACATATTAGTCTAATGTCTCAAGAACAAATTGAAATAGAGTTTAGAAACGAGTTAATACAACTACAACAAATGCAACAAGCTATGCAACAGAACCCACAAATGGCTCAACAGATGCAAATGCAAGTAAAAATGTTGCAAGAAAAAATAGAATCTAGAAAAGCAGTATTGATTGCTGAGATGATGGAAGAATTTATGAAGGAAGAAAAAGAAATTACTTCACAATTTGACAATGATCCTATTGCAAAATTAAGATCAAGAGAATTAGATCTTAGAGCAATGGAAAATCAGCGTAAAAAACAAGAATCTGATGAAAAAATTAACTTAGATAAGATGAAAGCAATGATGAATCAGGCAAATCAAGATGAAAAACTTGAACAAAACGAAGAATTAGCAAATTTAAGAGCTGATACGTCAATTCAAAAAACTATTTTAAGTAAAACTTTACCAAATGCTAAAGATATGGTGCCAAATATTGAAATAATGAGAAGTGGAGAAGAGTAAAATGAGAAAAAAAATGACAAAATCTGAAAAAAAGGTTAAAAAGGTTATGAGGGAATTCAAAAAAGGTGAATTACCTATAGGGAAGTCGAAGAAAAAAGTAAAAAGTCGTAAACAAGCGATTGCAATTGCTTTATCAGAGGCTGGAAAATCTAAACCAAGGAGATAAAATGGAAAAACTAGACAACATACAAGAAGTAAAAGTTGGTGAGCAGCAAACTGAGATTGATCCTAGATCAAAAACTACTGCTGACAAGTCTTACAACTTAATCGGCACTGGTGGACCTGAAATGGAAGTTAAAGGTCAAGGCGCAGTGTTAGCAGAAAAGAAAAGAAGTTCTAAAGCGTACTAATTATGTGGTTCAGTGCTCTTAAATTAGGCTTAAACGCAGCAACGCACATCTATAAGAAAAAACAAGAGACAAAGATGGCGATGGCAGACGCACAGCACATGCATGCTTCTAAGATGGCCCGTGGGGAGAGTGAGTACCAAGGTAAATTGTTAGAGGCAAGACAATCGGACTGGAAAGACGAGTTCGTTTTGCTCGTGTTAACGGCTCCGATATTAGTGATCGCGTGGGGAGTCTTCAGTGAGGATCCTGGTGCAGCAGAAAAGATAAAATTGTTCTTTGAACAGTTCCAACAGCTGCCGAGCTGGTTCACTAATTTATGGATTCTTGTCGTGGCGAGTATTTATGGTATAAAGGGAACTCAAATATTTAAAAACGGAGGAAAAAAATAATGCCTGGAACAATGATGAAAAGACCTATGTACAAAAAAGGTTCA